TACGGCGTAGAGAACAATTTACATTAGATAAAGCTAAGATATATAAGATTACTAACACAAAAGACGATACTTATTATATTGGATCTACTAAACACGTACATATAGATTGTAGATTAATATTCCATAAACAACACGCAAGAAAAGAAATAAATATGCCTTTTCATAGATACATCAATAAAAATGTTGGTTGGGATAATGTAAAGATGAAGAAGAACTAAAGAAAATAGAAACTGAATATATTAGACCTTGTCTTGACGATCCCAATTGTTTAAATGTTAGAGTAGCATATGAAACAGAAGAAGGAGCAAGAAAAAAAGAGACAAGAATATGAAAAACAAAGATCAATTAGAAGAACTCCAGAAAGAGCGCAATTCTATCAAGAAAATAAAGAAGCGATATTAGAAAGACAAAAAATAATCCAAGGATTAAAGAAAGAGATAATGAAAGAGAACGATGTCCCGTCTGTATATGTGAATATAGAAAATCAGAGAAACACAAAAACGGTCTCGCAAGATCAATGATAGTATTAGCTGCCATAGTTGCGTTACAGAATGTTAATTAATATAAAAAAAATAATATTTTTTTGTAAATTCAAGATATTTCTTTACCAGAATCCAGTTCTATAGCTACTTTATAATCTTCTTGTGGAATTTCATATGCTATGATCTCCATAATATCATGAAATTCTCGATGATTAATTACATTTCTTTGTAACCAATGCTCATCTACATTTACTGCAACTCTCCACCCCACAACCCCTACTCCATCCCAACCCCACCATCTCCACCCTCCCCTCCGTCCCCATCCTCCCCATCCTCCCCATTTATCCTGTCCTATTATGAAATGTCTGGTTTCTTGGTCTAACCATTTATCTTTACTAGTTTTACATTTTTCTCTTTGTAACTGAAGATGTTCTTCATAATTATTATATATATTCTTAAAACACTCAATAGCGTATGTATTATCTATAGAAATATTAATACATTTAAGTATATATTTAATGGAGTACCTTTTAAATTCGTATATAATTATAGACAATACATAAGGAGCCCTCTTTCTTTTCAATATGAGAAAAAATATTATTTTTGACAGTCTAAGACACATATCGCCTCTCTTCTATAAACGTGAATATATTTTTGGTTACTACAGTAATATAAGTATATAGACTATAGCATTAGAAGCGTTGGTTACTATAGTAATATATATTTCAGTTTTTTTACAAAAAATAATATTTTAACTATTTCTTCTTTTTTGCTTTACTACTACGTTTTGGTAAGGGCGGAGGTAGTGCTATTGGAATAAACATATTCACCCTACGAGGAATATTAATAATTGGTCTAAGTATAGGAGTACGTACAGCCATTCGTAACTTTTCAAAAGCAAATTCATTCGCTCCTAACATTTTTAATAATGATGTAAATTCATAGAAGTCTGTATTATTTATTATAAGAATAACTACATCATCACATACTTCTTGACATTTTAAAAATACTTGTGCAGTATATCTTTTTATATCTCTATTCCATTTTTCTATAGTTTTTTCTAATGAACAATGTGCAGCACGTACATTTTCACTCCAAGGCTTTTCAGAGTAAGTACGTTTTATACAGATACTTACTATATTACCGGCATCATATTGATTATATTTAATATGAAAATACACCCATTTTACGTTATCAGTGAATTCTTTTTGTTCATCTAAAGAGCATTTGCTTAATAATGTAGAAAATTCATGACATTCAGAATCATATTTAGCATTGTTTTCTTCTACATATCTTATAGGTGTAAAATCTTCCAAAATGTACCGCATATAGTATATGATAGGTATTATGTATTTCAATTTTATTTACAAAAAAAGATAGAGTTTATATGCTATTGGTGTATAGTATATTCCGATCTACTGATGATCAGGCAGCAGACCCCCCCTATAGACCAAGAACATATAGACTCTATCTATATAACAAAATATATACATAAAAAAAGATATGGGTGTATGTTCTTGGTCTATAGTATATTCCGGTCTACTGGTGATCAGCCAGCAAACCCCCCCTATAGACCAAGAACATACACCCATATCTTGTTATATAAATGCAATATTCAATTTTTTTTGTGTGTGTGGACATTTATATAGCTTACGGGGAAAGAGTAATCTATTGTCGTAGAGCAACAACTAGATTAGAGCCAGATAAGTGTGAGGTAGAATAAAAAAGTAGCTACTAATAAGGCATATAATGCCTTACAGACGCTGTACTCTACAAATACGTTTTTACATTAGTTACATCAAAGTACTAATGTGAAGGAAGATAGGGGACAACCAACTACTCATATAGAGTATCCCTCTTGGTAGAAGAACGGGTTGTGTTGATGTTCTTTCAAAGTAGTATAAGAGAAGGGGGGAGATATAAAGTTGAAGTTAATACCTCTTACTAAATATCTACTACTTTGATATATATAGATATTTAAATACATAATATATAATTATATAATATGACTTACGTATTACCCAGTAGAAGAAATAAACCAGAAGTAAAACCATTACCAGATGATGTTAAACAAAAGTCTGCCGTAGTTAGATGTAAATGGTGTCACGAAACTACACATTTAAGTATTTTCTGTAAATATAAAGGAACGGTTTTAGATAAAAGACCCGAACTTGAATGTCCCGATACATTTCCTAATTTGCCTACATCATCATCAACGTCAAGTAATAATGATGTAAGTAATGGATGGGGATCAGGACTGTCCTTAAGTGATCTTAAAGATAAAATAAAACCAAGTAGTAGCTTACAAGAAATGAAGAGAGTAAATAGTTCAATGGTATCATTAGACACTTTATCTACTATAGAACATACTCAAGAAGAGATTAATGAATTTATTACATGTTCTAATAAACAATTTGAATTCTGTCATCCATATGAAGCATATTATTCAGATTTTCACGATAATGATTTAAACAGTGGTCAATTCAAAAAATGGTATAATGTTATCCATTTACAAACCTGTGTATAATTTTACAAGTTCAGCTCTACCCATTGAATTTTGTCTGAATAATTTTTAATATTATATTAACCACATTTTACCCATCTTTGACTTTTTCCACTTTTTCTAATCTGCCACATATTACCATCTAATCCCTTTCTTTTAGTTCCCACTTTAAAACATGTAGCTGATTCGGCAGGACTTTTTCGTTCAGATCTAGATTTCGATCTAGACCTCGATATAGACCTAATAGATGATTTAGAAATGATTGGTTTCCATAATTTTAATATTCTTTCTCTATTTTTTGTATTTTTTAATGGTGACTCTATTAGCCATTCATTATTATCATCTATTAACCTATGAAAATCAAAGAATTGTGAATGATATCTCTTCATAATCCCCCATTTTAACATTGTTACGCCTCCCCAATTAAGTTTCTTATCAATATCACTCAATTTAAGATTATATTTTAAATATTTTTTTAATAATTGATGACATGCTTTGTGGCATGGAACACCAAATGGAATTTTCTTTGTAGATTCTCTTATTGTTTCTACTATTGGATAATTTTTCGATGTAAGTGTAGAATTACCTAAATTGACTTCTCCACTTACAACTAAATCATTATGTTCTAACAAAATAAATATTTTATCTAACCAAGCATATTTTTGTTTAAAAACTATATGTTCTATGTCATTATCATCTTCGTCTGTATAACCTCCACGATCGCATACAGCTCCACAAATTACACAATATAAATCCCAAACTCCCATTGTATATTAGATAATGAATATGGTAATTTATTTAGTAATAATAATACTCTTGTTGATATTTTCAATACAAAAAATAATTATATTTAATTACTCCCTATATTTTAGTCTGATAGTAATGGCAAACCATTACTATCGTTCTATCCAACCTTCCTACTCTCCTGTAGATGCTTCTCAATCTCTTCAGTTGTAAGTGGTTGTTCAGATTCTGTGTAGATTGCACTTTGTTTGAATGTTCCTTCCTTCGTATCGTGTTCAAATACATTGACTTGGATAGCGTTATCAGGAACATCCATAACCTCTTTCAGTCCCTTAATATTATTTGATACGTTTTCAATTTCTCTTTGCTCTTCCATACTCAACGCACGTTTAGCACCTAATTGAGTAAGATTCTGGTATTGCGCTGCGTACTTTCTCATAATCTCAGCATCTTTACCTTGTTCCTTAACGTTCTTAGTCTTTGCCTTCTTTACACGTTTTTGCATAAGATCTCTTCCTAATTGCTTATCTTCTGAATGCTTATCCATAATCCTACGTAATACTTCTGTCTGACGGTTGTAGAAGTTAATTTCATCCCTATTCTTTTTGTAGTTAGCCAATAGAACCCAATTGCCGAGCGGAACCATATTGACATCAGAAGGTAACTCCTCGTTATACTTAGAAATCCACTTCTTCTTCTTTTCTTCTACTTCTTCACGAGTACCGTCAAAAGTTTCGTAGATCTGAATAGCGTAATCAAAGTTAGGCTTCTCATCATATACAGCACTTACAACATTTCTAATCTCCTCCATATTAACTTCGTTGTAGTAATTCCATCTAAAGAATGTATCAGCGGGAGGGATATGATCTGCTAATCTATTTTCTTGAGTAACAGGAGACAGACGTGTAACATAACTCTCAGAATCTTCAGAAAGCTTCTTAAGAAGATGAGGCTTATTCTTAAGTAAATACATACAGGAGTTGTATGTCTCACGGTCTGAGAAGATTTCTTCTAAATCCTTATCTTTGTCTGAAAGTCCTACCTTTGTCTTCAGTAATTCCATCGTAGGTCTGTATTTATCAAACTTATCAAATTGCTTCTTCTCATCTGGAGTTAATTTAGTTTTGTCTAAACTTGAACGTACGTGCTTATCGGGATTGTATTCAAAATATGAATCAATAAACTCTTTGATCTGATTCTTACAGAATTTTTCAGGTACTTCTACTGTATTAGGAGGTAATGGAGGGTTGTAACCCAATTCAATAATTGATTCATATACATCTTTATGTTCTTTAATTTTATCAACCAGCTCCTCGGTTCTTCTTACAGCATCTTCGCCAAATTGTGTGAAATAATAAGTACAGATAAATGATAGCGACAGAACAGACTTCTCAAGACTTTCTAAAATCTTCTTATCACCTTCATCTAATTCCTTCTCTTCTAATTCAAGACTGATCTTTTTGTTTTTCATTTTCTCTAATTGTTCGGTAATGATTTCAAATTCCTTAACATACTTTTGTACAGTACGAACATTACCTGAAATCTTTTCTAATGTCATAGGTGTATATACTTCTTTATCTGCCAATTTTTCAGTAGTCTTGTTATCATTAACAAAACTCCTGTCAGATCTATCAATTTCGTATTCGTCATACATTCTATAGATAAATCCAACCATTGATGTCATTAAAAAACGACGAAGATATTCTTCCTCTAAGTTAGTATGAGAGATAGCAGCGATTGTTATATGATCATCTACACTATCATCACGTGGTCTAATGTAACTGTAAGGATTAACAACTCTTGCTACATCTCTAAGCTGTTCTTCTGATAAATCTTTATAAATCTTATCAGGATCTTTTTTAAGATCTTCAATTAGAGACTTTAAATCTTGATCTGCGCTTGTCATATTTATATTTGCTCTATTATATACTTAAATAAATTAATTATATAATGGATATGCTTCATAAGAAGATCGATTATAAATTTCAATTAATTATGAAAAATATAGATGAAAAATATAAATCTGAAGTTCAAAAAATTTTTGATGAATACAATATGATTTATAGTTCTATAATAATAAATAAAGAAGATGACATAGAACTTTTGATAGAACAGATTGTATCTGAAAATATATTGGATAGATTAGATTGTTATTGCGTTCATATATCAGATGCTGGTGTAGTCAAAGACTATAATAAGTCTATAATAAATTTAAATCCTGGTTCTATAAGTACGAAATTCTGTACATTATGTAATTCTGAAATGATGATAACTTATGATGGTAAATCATATGAATGTTTAGAATGTAATATTTATGAAACTGTAGATACTATAAAAGGTAAAAATTATATATTTCCTCGTAGTAAGATTGGTAACTTTAATCCAGAAAGACATTTTAAGACGTGGGTAGATAGAATTCTTGCTAGAGAACCTGAAGAAGAAATTAGAACATCAAATGATCCAACTGGAGAAAAATTAATAGAAGAAATTAGAGGACATTTAATATCTAAAAGAAAATCTATAGAACATCTCACTATTGATGATATAAGATATGTGTTAAAAGAAACAAATAAAACATATTTAAATAGAAATACATCTCTTATAGCAAAAAAATTGACAGGAAGATCTCCTCCCCGACTTGACGATGTTAAGTATATACAGATTTATAGTTTATTCTTAAAGGTTATGGAAACAAGGGATCAAATTAGCAGTTCTACTAGATGTAATAGAATATATTACCCATTTTATCTTTTTAAATTGCTATCTCTTCTTTTGAAAACGCCGGAGGAACGTAGAATACTTAATTACATCCATTTACATAAAGAATCAACTCTCAGTTCAAATGATCAAGAATGGATGGAGATTTGTAAAATATTACCTGAACTCCAAGATGCTTACGAACCTACTATATCAACGAATAATAGATACGTATGAAGAAAAAAAATGAATTCTGTTTTTGTTCAGTAACCAACTATTCTAAAGCTACAGTTAAAGTATAATACGAGATATTCTCTCACTTCTTGTCTCTTGTTTCTGGAGTGATGAAAACTGATGTATCAGCATTTGATAGAATATATGGTATTAATAATCCAAAATATATTGCTGAATTATTTGGTCTAAATTACAAAGAAATGCAAAGCAAAGCATTCTACTTGATAAAAAAATGGCATAAGGCAGAAAAATGTATAGATGACGCATTGTATGATCTATATAAATATAGGACATGGGCAGTCACTGTGTTATGTGAGACGGATTTGGAATTCATTGAACGTAGTCATTTATTTGCTACGCTTGCAGTAGCAGAAGAACTTGTTCATCATATTCACAAAATTAGTGTTATATATTATGAAGATATACCTCTTTCGTCTGTTATAGAAAAAATACATAGCTTATCAGACAAGGACAGGAAATATGATGACTATACAGAAATAAAAGAATCGACAAAATCTTTGTACTTCAAAATTTCCAAAATCAAAATTAACAAAGAAGATTGGAGTTCTGCTAAGAAGGAAGAATTATTTTCTATCGAAAGTATTAAAGAATGGTTGCTTTCTTCACAAGAAAGTGTGACAAAAACTTTACAAAACGTGGAGGAAAACTTTTTAAAACCTCATCCTTATATAAGATATTCTGACAAAATGAAGGAAATCATGAAACTAGTATTTGAGACTTATTTCATGAAGAATTGTAGAGAATCTTTTCATTTGAATGAAAAACTGAAAAGTTATAAAAAAGGAGATTATATTAAAACAGCTCCACCAGTATGGCTTAGATTATACTAATATAACTCCACCAGTATGGCTTATATTTAAAAAATATTAATTTTTTTATATTAATTAACATTATTTTTACTCTCCCCAAGCCTCTTCATCGTATGGTACTTCCTGTTGTTCTTCTCCAGGTATTATATATCCATCTTCTCCTGCCATACCTCGAGCCATATTTTCAAAATCAATAATAGTATCATCATCCAATATTCCATCTGGATCTCTTGCCATTTTAAACATTTGTTTTATATCGTATATCCCGTCATTAGGAACTGGAGCAGCTACAGCGCCACCTTTAGTAATTTCTTTATTACATACAGACAGAAATAATATTACAATTATAAATAAAAAGAGTATTATTATATTCATTAATATATATAAACAAAAAAATGCCTAACGGTAGTCGATCAAATAAAGGTGGTTATGGTTCACGTAAAAAGAAAAGTGGCGGATTTCTTAAAGGTTCATTAGGAAGAATGGGTTCATCAGTAAGTCAAGCTGCTAAACAATCTGCCAGTCAAGAAGTTGGAAGAGGGGCGAAACATGCTATGGATAAAAAAGAAGGTGCTAAAAAAAGTGCTATGGATTTCATAAGCGGATTAGGCGGTAGTAGTGGCGATTACATACCCGACTCACCAGTATATGGTGTAATGGGAGGCATTAGTAACGATGCTTTAAAAATTATGAGTTCTTCAAGAAAAGGATATATGGCAGCAGTTATGGGAGGAAAAAAACGGAGAAGTAAGAAAAGCAGAAAGAAATCAAGTAAGAGAAAATCTAAAAAGCGTCATAGTACTAGACGTAGGCGTAGGTCTAGCCGGAAGAAATGTCGTTAGACAGTATTATTCCAGCAATATCTTCAACCTTTTTAGACTTAGTTTTCTTAGATCTAAGAGACTTTAATATACTCGTATAATATATTTTTTTTGCTCTTAAATCTTTTATAATCTGAGAAAGTTTTCTATTGAACTGTTGCAGCATAAATTTACGCATATTCATACTATGCATACATAAATTACACTGTCGACATATAGGAATTAAATTGTTCATAGATAACGTTCCCTTATTTGATTCCGCTATTATATGACCACAATCAAAATCAGATTGTGTTATGTCTTGATCTCCACAGCATGGACACAATGATGTACCAAGAGACAATCCTATTCGATGATTCCATACCATCGTTTTAAGACGTTTTGAAATGTTTTTTCTCTGCTTTTTCCTCCCTTTGACCATATATATATAAAAAAACTGAATACACATTAATTAAATAACCAACGCTTCTAAATTCAATTCTATTACATTACATTCATTATTTTGTTATATATAAACTTGATAGATATGTCTATTGTAAAGAGAATTTCGTGTCAGGTATATGACAAGGCTTGTGGATGTAAAGAACGCGGACATTTGGGATTGCATCATAAACATACTGCAGCTATTTTTGAAAAGGGACATACGTCAATTTTGGCATATGGTCGCAATCATAAGTCGTGTATTTTACGACGATCTGCTGAAAGAGAATATTCTAATAAACAGCGGGAAAAAGGTAGGCAAAAAGGATTTGGTATGTAAAACTGTCCATGCGGAGCAGGATTGTATAAACAATTACCTATCAGGGAAAAGGGCAGAAAATATAACATCACGCCATTGTATTATAGTAATTCAAGTACATTCTCAAACAGGAGAATTGCGTATGTCTAAGCCTTGTAAAAATTGTGAAAATGCTATACGCGGAGTCGGTATTAGACACGTATATTATTCAGATACCAATGGAGATATAGTGTATGAAAGATACTAATACTTATTGCTATTATTGTATTCATCATAACAATAAGTATCGGGTTCTGTAGCAAAATATTTATCATATTCATTATTGTTATTATCATTAAATTCTTTTATTACAGGTTCAGAAAAGTAATCTAAACGGGATTGATATTGCCTCTTCTTATTTTCTAAATGACTAATATGTCTATCTATATTTTTAAGATTATTTTTTATTTGTAAGCGTGTAGGATAGTAACTGTACATATTATTATTATTATTATTATTATTATTATATTTATTCTTCATTTCTTCATAATCTTTACACATTAAATATAAAAGCAAAACTACAGCAATTATCAGCAACGCGTCGTCCATTTTATATAATATTTTAAAAAAAAATACTTATAATATACTTTTATTTTTTGTACGTTGTACATATATATGGATGAATCATGTATATTTTTATATAATATAAATGATATATCGGAAGATATTATAAATTGGATATTAAGTTTAAAAAAAGAATATCAAATATTTGAATATAATTATGATATTAATATTCAAATTGGAAAATATAAAGACAAAAAAATTGTATTAAAAGTAGCATCAATTCATCCAAAGCCTACTATAGTATATAGGATATGTATAGAAAATATGGATAGGAAACATTACAATAACAGTAAAAAATTTAAAGACTTTTTAAAAGATCTTGTAAATAAGACCAGATATGTTAATTAGGACAAAGCCTTTTCAAAGTCATTTGGTAAGGTGTCTATAGTGATAGAATAATGATCTTCTATATCTTTGATTAAATCAACTTCCTTTTCGCTTACAAGATTGATCGTAACACCCTTACGCCCGAAGCGTCCGGCACGACCGGATCTATGTAAGAAATTCTCCTTATTTGATGGTATGTCAAAGTTCAATACTACAGATACGTGATGAACGTCAATCCCACGAGCAAGAACGTCCGTCGCTGCCAATATACGACTTTCTCCTGCTCTGAATAACTTCATAACTCTCTCTCTTTCTTGCTTGGGCATTTCCGCATGCATTGTTACACAAGAGAAATCTTTGCTTTTTAATTTTTGTGCTAAATATTCAACTTTTCTTCTCATATTACAAAATATAACCGCCTGTGCTATTTCCATCTTGCTATAGATATCAAACAATATCTCCAATTTAATTTCGTCAGGAGGTCTTTCATCCGGCGGAAGTTGTATCTGATATTGAGTAATTCCTTTAAGAGATAGTTCTTCTCTTTCTTTTAAGAATCTTACAGGTTCTCTCATAAATCTATTTGTTAGAAGCAACACTTCGTTAGGCATCGTAGCGCTGAACAATCCAACTTGTATATTTTTAGGTAAGAAACTAAATACTTCATGGATTTGATCACAGAATCCAGAACTTAACAAATCATCTGCTTCATCTAAGATTAACATTTTTACTGTATTTGTCTGTAACGACATACTTTTAATCATATCAATGATACGACCAGGAGTACCAATAACAACTTTGACATCCTTTTTAAATTTAGCTTGATCGTCTTTTCTAAAGTTTCCACCAACAAATAACTGACATATAGGCTGTTTCGAACTATTTTGCATAAATGAACTTATTTGGGTACATACATTATGAGTTTGAGTAGCTAATTCTCTTGTTGGAGAAATTATAATCGCTTGAGTTCCAGATTCATCCAATTTTAAGTTATGAAGTGTACTTATCAAAAAAGCTCCAGTTTTTCCAGTACCTGATTGAGCTTGTGCTATAATATCTTTCTTATTTTTGATAGGCTCACCTTCTACCTGATATACATCTTTAATAAATACAGGAATAGCCGATTCCTGAATAGGAGAAGGTTTTTCCCATCCATATCTATAAATACCTTTTAATAATTGCTTACTTAATTCGAAATTATCAAAATTTTTATGATTATTACTATCGCTAATTGATATAGTAGTAGTACCGGTAGGTAATCTCATATTAGTTGTGTCTGTGTTAGTATCTGCCATAGTATATTATAATATTTTTTATGCCTAAAGTATTATAATATATAAATGTCGTGTATTAAATGTAATTATAAGATAAGGGAACAGGACAAATATTATCATTCCAGTGGAATATGTAATATTTTTATATGTAAAGTATGTTCTGTATGTAGTCATTGTCATTTAGGACAACAATTAGATCATAAAATTATATGGGATAAAGATAACTATAGCGTAAAAATGGATATAGTTATGCCTATAGATACAAAGAGAGATATTAATACAAATCCTATTTACGATACTGATTGGAGATAAATATAATATATATTTTTTGAAAATATGATATATATGAAATGCCTGATAACTGTATTCTTGTAATAATTCTTCTTCTAATACTTTATATGTTATATACAAGAAATAAGAGTAAATTTGATACATCAATGGCACAACGTAGTCAAGTTTCAACAGGACCTATGTCTTATGATCATCCAGATCCTATACAAAACTTGGATAAGATTTTAGAGTATGGTGTTAATAACGAATGAATTTTTTAATAATTTTTATATATAAAAATGATAGAAGTATCAATCATAATAATTTTTGTTGTATTATTTATGATGTGTTATTATAAAGAAGGATTACGTAGTATAGGCTCAAGTATGCGTATAGGAAGTTATATTCACCACGACCCACAAAAAATGATATGTTATTCAGATGGAGAAGAAGATTGTAATAATTAACTATATACATAGTTAATGATAAATATATAAAATGAGTAAATGTTTAAACGCTTTGATTACTTGTAATAATGGTTTTCATATTTCAGTACAGGCTAGTTCTAATCACTTTTGTACTCCTCAAGAAGATGAAGGTCCTTACATAGCTGTAGAAGTATGTACTTTTGATGTAAAGATTCCTAATTGGCCAAATCCTGTATGTAAATATTCAGAAATAACAGGAAATCCTATCAATGCTACTTATTACAATGTACCGTCTAAAGCTCTATTAGAATTACTAGAAGCTTGTGGAGGAATAAAAAACGGAACTCTTCCCGAATTAAATTGAATATAAAATTGCTTTTTAATATAATGTCAAAATGGTTTAAAGAAAAATATAGTGATTCAGAATCTGAATCTAGTTATGAATCTAGTAGTTCTAGTTCCGAATCTAGTGATAAAAATAAACTAAACATAGATAAATGGTTCAAAAAGAAAGTAAATAATGAAGAAGAATCTAATAAAGAGAAACCATTTATATCGTTAAATATACGTAAGCAAAAAGAAATAGATAGTATAAAAGATTTTATTATAAATAATTTATTAGTAGATTTTCAAGAATGTAAGAACAAAATATCAATTATGAAAAAGATAATTGATAAAGAGAATTCAATTTCTCCTGAATTTATTGAAACAATATTATTTATAAAAGATAATATTCAAAATGTTGAAAAGAAAGATAAAGATTTTTATAAAGCTATAAAGATATATCAGAACATATATGAAAAATATGAATATATTATTAAAAAATATTCGGAAAGAGATAATATTGCGTATTCCCCGACAGAAGTATCTAAAACAGAAGAAGAGATATTAAATTGTCGTTTAAATAGTATTATAACATTATTTAATAAAAATAAGAATTTAGATGAGTTAATAAATGATTCTGAAGAATACCCAAAAATACATATAGTTGCCATTTCTATAAAATTAAATGAATTGTTAAATGGGAGCGATTTACATTCTATACACAATATACTTTATAAAATTGTCAAAAATACAAAACAATATCATATTATAGATACAAATGTAAAATTAAAAAAGAATGTAAAAACAGATATAGATTTTATAGAGCTGAAATGTATATTATCTATATCATTAAATATTTTTTACAAGATTCTTATGAAGAAATTTCAAAATTGTGAGCCTAATACTCTTGAATATAATAAATTAATAGAATACGAAACTAAAATAGTAATTATGTCTAAATACGTTCTTAATTATTATCACAGAATTCCTATAAAAAATAAGAAGCAACACTTTTCTATAATAAGTTCCATATTGATTGATATTCTATATTACCGTAGATACGATAATCAGATAGAAAAGTATTACGATTCTATTAAAAGTTACGGAGATCAAATAGCCACATCAAAAGCATATTTACTAACAATTTACAATAATTTATTAGGAGATAGTAACAAATACAAAAAAGCTACAGATCTATTAAATGGATTTAATACAGATGATATATGTACAGAAGATATAGCTATATTGTATAATAATATACTAATTATTTATGGAATAAGTTCATATAATCTAAACCATATAACAGAAGCATTTTGGGCTTTACAACAAATTTTTGATTCCTCAAGTATATTAAAGTTAATAGGATTCTCCCCCCATGACAATAAAACAGATTTATTGATACCATTTCATCGTCATATAGATATTGTAAAGGCAAGAGAGATATATCTCATTTGCTCTGTATTAATAATAAATAGAGAATATAGTAATAAATTATTTAGTAAAATGTTATTACAAATAATGTATAAATATAGTAACGAAGGTATGTATATTTCGGATAAAATGTGTTTAGAAGAGAAGATATTTTTAATAAACCAAGCTATTATGGATAAAAATAGAGATGGAGCAGAAGCATTACTAAAAGATATTCATTCTTGTAATGATTATATTATTAGTCAAATTAATTATGTTATATTTTAAATTAAACCCACATTTTTTGTGTATATAGAAATGAAAGGTAATTATAAGAATATTATTCATATATCTGATATTCATATTAGACACGAAGTAGATAGAGAAAAAGAATATGAAAGTGTTTTTGATAAGTTGTTTAGTAGATTAAAAGAAGAGATAAAAAAGGAAAAAACTATTATATTTTTAACAGGCGATCTCATTCATACTAAAAATAAGATAACTCCTATAGTTTTACATCTTATTGTTAAGTTAGTATATGGATTATCGGAGATAGGTGATCTTGTTATAATGGACGGTAATCACGATATATGTGTAGGAGATGAGGATGAAAAGACTTTATTGAAGGTTATAAAAATGCCTGATAATGTTACATATATTGATAGGACTGGAGAATATGTCTTTGGTAATATTACTACAGGTATATCTACTCTTAATGATAATAAGTTCATAACATATGAAGAAATTAATAAGAAAGATAACGACATAGTAGTAGCATTAGGTCATTATTCTTTACTTGAATACTTTCAAGAAAGAAATATTACGGCATACGCAAGGTTAAAGACAGTAGATGATTTTGCTGGGTATGAATATGCTCTTCTTGGAGATATTCACTGTAGAAAAAGTTATAAAAATTGTAGATACGCAGGTTCTTTAATACAACAAAATCACGGCGAAAGTCCAAAAAGTCACGGCTTTTCTTTATATTCTATGAAAACTAAAAAATGGAGAAAGATTAATATTCAATCTGATTATTCGTTTATAGATTTACATATAGATAAAGATGGAGAATTAGATATAAATGATACTGATTTTACAAAAAATTCTTATGTAAAATTACATATGGATAACAAGTTTATAGACTTTGAAAAAGATTATAAGATACTGATACAAAATAAAACAAATATACTAAGATTTCAAAGACAAATAAATGGAAAACATGATATTAGTAAAGACCAAAACGATTTTAACATAGAATGTAAAGAAATAAAAGATATAGGATTATCCGAAAAGGATATAATCATTTCTTTAATCCCAAAATGTGTAAATTCTGATAAAATCATAGATCTACATAATAAATTTAAGAGTGATAATTTTAATTATAAACAAAATAGAACTACATGGTCTATAAGAAAATTGGAATTCGAAAATATCTTAAAATATAAAGGAAAACATAATATTAATTTTAATGATTTAAATGGGATTATTGGTATTACTGGACTCAATGCGAGTGGGAAAAGTTCTTTACTAAAGATTATTATATTTGGATTGAGCGGAGATATTAATGTTAATTTCTCTCAAGTTAATAGTGACCACACAAAAGTATCTCAAACTTATAATCACTATAAGTTCGAAACTATAAATATATTAAATTATGATAATTCAACAAAAAGAGGATCTATGGAAATTCAAATCATTCATAATGATACTATTTATAAAATACGTAGACATTTAGAAAGGAGAGGGACATCTATATCAACAAACTCTACTCTTTCGACTTTCAATGATGATGAAAAAAGATGGGATATTATTTGCTCGAGTGAAATGAAACATAAAGGCAAGATATTAGAAAAAGACGTTAATAAACAAATATACAATATGATAGGAAGAAGTAGTGACTTAATTATTATGAATGTTATAAATAAGTTTTCAGGATCTATTACGGAAATTACTGATGTAGCCAGATTTAATCTTTTATCTAATATATTTAATCTAAGTGTTTATAACGATATACACTTAAAGGTTAAAAACAAATTATCTGAAGTTAGGGATGAAATTATAAAGTATAAAGACAGAAAAGAACAATCTTGCGATAAAAATAAAGATTTAGAAAAGATAAACATTGACGAAATAAATAAAGAAATAAGAAAATACACGACGGAAAGATCTATTCTAAATAAATTAAAGAATAATACAATAAAATTAACAGATGAACCTCCTACTTTGATATCAAAAGGAGCTATAGATTTGAAAAATACATTTGATAATACTATACTTCTCAGAGATAAAAACTCAAAGAATATTTTTGCTGATATACCTGAGGGAATCACAGTTAAACCTCCAATAAATGTTACAAGAGCATCTATACTAAAAATATATTCTGATGTATCAAATGCTAAGAAGATAGATGAATATATACCTGATATTGATGATTTGCCAGAACCTTATAAGACTAATGTAACACAAAAAGAAGTTGATAAGCTAAACAAATTACTTTCGTCATACGGTTATGATATTGATGAAATAATAGATAAAGAAGATGAATATAAAAAGATATTAATAAAATTTGATAAAAATATAGATAATGTAGAATCGACCACAAAAATGATAAAATTAGATTGTAATTTTGATATAGATCCTAATACCGAGACTATTACTATGGATCAATCTACATTAAAGAACTCTAATCCTACTGAGTTAAACAAAGAAAAAGACAAGATAAAGATTACTCCTCTAAAACATATAAATAGTCCCAAGGAGATTAAAGATAACAAAAATGATTTACAAGAGATTATAGATACATCATTTGAAAAAATTCATAATTTTACAAAAATTGATGATATTATAGATTCATTAAAAAAAGGAAAACTGAAACAATCTCATATATCAAGATTAGAAAAGATTCCTGAATTAGATAATGTGATAATGGAAATTTCAGGAGATGTATCTAACGCACTAGAACGTAAAAGTCAATTATTATCCGATATCCAATACAATAAACAAATAGATGAAGATATAAAATATAATGAAACTTCCAAAGAAAATCAGCGCCGTTACGACAAAATAACTAAATTATTAGAAGAAAAGAGGAAATATGATAAAAATATGAAAATAAATAAACTTAATCCATATTTTACAGAACTTAATAGGAGACTCACATATATAGAATTATATAAGAAATATACAACTCGTAAGAAACAATATTTACAACATTTGTCTTATTTAAAATCAGAAAAAGAGAGATATTCTAAGAAAATAGAATATGAATCATATTTAAGATATTATGACCAAAAGGCGAGAGAATGTATTAAAGATTTTAATAAAACATTTAGTGATATAAATTATACAGTAGATACAAAGGTAGAAAAACTGGACAAAATTATACTTGATTTACGTAATAAAATCATTGCTAAAGATAGCGTAACGA